GAATCCGCAATTAATTCATGTATATTGATGGATATACATAAGCTACTACGAGGACGTAAAACTAAAATTGTATTATATACGTACGATTCGTTTTTATTTGAAGTAGGTGAAGGTGAAGAAAACATAGAAGAAGAAATAAACAATATATTTAAAAAATACAAATTAGTTACTAAAGTTAAAAAAGGTTATGAATATGATTTTGCAGGAAAATAAACATATGTATATGGGATACGATTTTGATTCCATAAATACGAGAGACGTGAATAATAAACTGTTTTGTACATTTACAAGTTTAGAGGATTTAGACACATTAATAAATGGGCTGACTAAAGCTTATTCGATAATGTATAATAAAATGTTTGTGTTGTATGTTAAGAGCACAGACGAATACGTAGTTACTTACAATGTAGAGCAAGGCAACGTAGATTCAATTCCTCAAAATACTATTCTAGTACATAGAAAAAAAGAAACTAATACGCTTTATACTATTAACGCGTTGAATGATTTGATTAAAAAGCTAAACGGTGGTGTGGTTGATCCTTCTTACCGTGTAAACTGGCAACACTATAAAAACTGTATTCTGTTAACCAACCACAATGAGTTGAAACAGTTGAATACAAAAGTTCATAAGATTGTTGAACTTTAACTTGGTTATACAATACCTCGTTCTTATATTTCCGACATTAAACTAATAAATTATAATCATGGATATTAATGCTATTAAACAACGACTAAATGCTTTACAGTCGACGAACAACACAGGCAAGAAAGAAAAAATCGATTACTCAAAAGTTTACTGGAAACCGAAAGAAGAAGGAAAGTACCAAATTCGTATTGTTCCTTCAAAATTGGACCCTAAAAATCCGTTCCAAGAGGTTTTTGTTCATTATGGTTTTGGAAAATTTCCTATCTACGCCTTAACTAACTGGGGTGAAAAAGATCCCATTGTAGAATTTGCTGCTCAATTACGTAAAACTAATGACAAAGAAAATTGGTCATTGGCTAAAAAATTGGACCCTAAAATGAGGGTTTTTGCTCCCGTTATTGTACGTGGTGAAGAAGAAAAAGGTGTACGCCTTTGGGAATTTGGTAAAGAAATTTACATGCAACTTTTAGGTATTGCCGAAGATGAAGATTACGGTGATTACACAGACATCAGTGAAGGTCGTGACTTTACTGTAGATGTAGTTAAAGGTGATGTTGGTGGAAGACAAGGTCTTAAATCATCAATCAGAATTAAACCTAAAACAACTGCTTTGAGTACCGATGCTGCTTTAATTCAAGCTTTTCTTAAAGAACAACCAACATTGTTGGAAATTCAACGTAAGATGACTTACGATGGTTTGAAAGAAGTATTGCAAAACTGGTTGTCACCTGAGGAACCCGAAGAAGGTGCAATCATTGATGATGAGGATACACCCGATGTAGAAGAAGTATCAGCACCAGCAAAAGCTTATACTTTGAAACAACCATTGGCTCCTAAAGCATCAAAAGCAGATCAATTTGACTCATTGTTTACTGACGAAGACGACAACGATCTACCTTTCTAATTAAATTAAATTTATGGCAAGAACTAAGAAAAGCGAATCGCTAACGGCCGCCGTCTCCAAAGAGATTAAAGCCAACTTCAACCTTGATAAGTTCAAGGAGAAGAAAATGCTTAACGGCAACGTTAAGTTTAAAGAACAAAAGTGGATTCCCCTTAGTCCAGCATTTCAAGAAGTAACAAGTGTGCCTGGTATTCCTACTGGGCACATTGTTCTACTTCGTGGACATAGTGATACAGGTAAAACAACAGCAATGATTGAAGGTGCTGTTAATGCTCAAAAAATGGGTATTCTACCTGTATTCATTATTACGGAAATGAAATGGAATTGGGAACACGCAATGCAAATGGGGTTACAAGTTGAAATGGATACCGACCAAGAAACAGGAGAAATAAACAATTACAGTGGTTTCTTCTTGTATGTTGATAGGGAAACAATCAACACAATTGAGGACGTAGCAGTGTTTATTGCTGATTTGTTAGATGAACAGAAAAAAGGCAATTTACCTTATGATTTATGTTTCTTTTGGGATTCAATCGGTTCAGTACCTTGTGAAATGTCTGTTAAATCAAACAAAAACAACAATGAATGGAATGCTGGTGCAATGAGTACTCAATTTGGTAACAACATTAACCAAAAAATTACATTGTCACGTAAAGAATCCTCACCTTACACTAACACATTGGTATGTGTAAATAAGGTTTGGACAGCAAAAGCAGAAGTACCTATGGGTCAACCAAAGTTGATGAACAAAGGTGGTTTTGCTATGTGGTTTGATGCTACGTTTGTTATTACTTTTGGTAATATTTCAAATGCTGGTACATCTAAAATCAAAGCGATTAAAGATGGTAAGCAAGTTGAATTTGCTAAACGTACTAACATTCAAATTGATAAAAACCACATTAATGGTATTACTACTCGTGGTAAAATCATTATGACTCCTCACGGCTTTATTAATGATTCCGATAAGGAAATTAAGGCCTATAAGGATGAACATGCTAGTGAATGGATGAAAGTTTTAGGTGGAATGGACTTCGATATTTTTGAAGAAGATGAAACCTTTGAAACATTGAATATCTTCGAACAAGAACCAGATTAATATTGGTTTTTAAAAAGAAAATTCGTATATTCACAGTATGAAAAAGAGTGAACTATTAAACCTCCTAGATCAAATGGATAAACAGGAGCAATCTCCTGCCAGCCCACACGAACGAGTGTTGCTTATTGACGGGCTTAACCTATTTTTTAGGAACTTTGCTATGATGAATTTTGTGAACGAACAAGGTGTTCACATTGGTGGTCTAGGAGGTTTTATTCGCTCTCTAAATTCGCTAATTAACCAAATACACCCAACATCAGTTTATGTTGTGTTTGATGGAGTAGGATCTTCAACAAACCGCAAAAACATGTTACCTGAATACAAATCAGGACGTAATTTGGTTCGTATTACTAACTGGGATGTGTTTGAAAATTTAGAAGACGAACACGATGCTAAAGTAGATCAAATTGTACGTTTGATTCATTACCTAAAATGCCTACCAGTTAAAACATTGAGTTTAGATAAGGTAGAAGCCGATGATATCATCGCATATCTAAGTGATATATTGCCTAATAAACATAATTCACAGGTTTTCATAGTATCCAACGATAAGGATTTTGTTCAATTAGTAAACGATAGAGTAGTACTTTATAGACCTGCTGAAAAAGAATACTACACACCTCAAACAGTACAAAATAACTTTGGTATATTGGCTGAAAATTTTATCATTTATAAAACATTATTGGGTGACCAATCAGATAAAGTAGAGGGTGTTAAAGGTTTGGGTCAAAAAGGTATACTTAAAAAGTTCCCTGAATTAGCAGAACGTATCATTAGTTTTAGAGAATTAATAGATATTTGTGCTGAAAAACATAAGGAACACGTGGTTTACTCAAGAGTTGTATTTGATTTAGAACGACTTGAAAACAATTTCCGTATTATGGATTTAGCAAATCCTTTGATTGATGACAATGACAAAGCATATTTGGAAGAAGAAACAGAACTCCCAACTCCAGCTTTGAATATTGAAGGATTTTTACGATTTTACCATGAAGACGGATTAGGTAAGTTAATTAAGAACCCTGAATTCGCCTTAAACGACACTTACAAAATATTAAATAGTTTTACAAAATAAGTTATATGACATTAAACAATCTTTCTCAATATGGAATAAACTTCCAGATTAAGGTACTGTCTTCTCTTTTAACACATAAAGAATTTCTATTGAATATTCAAGACGTGTTGAGTGAAGAGTATTTTGATAACCAAGCACACAAATGGATTATTAAAGAAATCCTAAAGTATTTCCAAAAGTATCACACTTGTCCTTCAATGGATGTACTTAAGGTAGAATTAAAAAAAGTTGACAATGAAGTATTACAATTGTCAATTAAAGAACAGCTTCGTGAAGCTTATAAAGCATCCGATGAAGACCTTAAGTATGTTGAAGAAGAATTTTCCGGTTTTTGTAAAAACCAACAGCTTAAAAAAGCGTTGTTAACAAGCGTAGACTTTTTGAATGCGGGAGACTATGACTCTATTAGGTCAATGATTGATAACGCACTTAAAGCGGGTCAAGACAAAAATATGGGTCACGAGTACAACAAAGATGTTGAATCACGTTACAGAGAAGACCATAGAAGTATTGTTCCTACACCTTGGGAAGCAATTAATGAATTACTTCAAGGTGGTTTAGGTAATGGTGACTTTGGATTAATATTTGGTAATCCTGGTGGTGGTAAATCTTGGTCATTAGTTGCTTTAGGTGGATTTGCTGTTAAATTAGGTTACAATGTTTTACATTATACTCTAGAATTAGGAGCAGAATATGTAGGACGAAGATATGATGCTTTCTTTACTAATGTATCAGTTCAAAACATTACTAAACATAAACCTCAAATTGAAGAAGCAGTAGCTCAATTACAAGGTCAATTGATTATTAAAGAATACCCAACAGGTAAAGCATCAATTTCAACACTAGAATCTCACATTAAAAAATGTATTGACCTAGACTTTAAACCAGATTTGATTTTGATTGACTATGTAGATCTTCTTCGTTCAAAAAGAAATTCTCGTGAGCGTAAGGAAGAGATAGATGATATTTATATTAGTACTAAGGGACTTGCTAGAGAGTTAAACCTACCTATTTGGAGTGTTTCTCAAGTAAACCGTGCTGGTGCAAAAGATGATATTATTGAAGGTGATAAAGCAGCTGG